GATAAGTAAAAGTTACCATCAAAAAGCCTCAATATAAAGTGGACTATCATCTTCTGCTTCCATAGGATCATTATCCTCAGCATAAATCCTATAAAAGTCGTCATTATCAAGCGTCTGGTGATAATCAGCATCCCCAGGAACAGGTGTATCTGGTGTAGCGTCTTCGGGACAATCTCCAGTAACATTTACAATTATATTTGCCATGTATTCAAAATGAGCATCATAGAAGCAATCATCACGAACAGTTACAATCTCAGCAACCGGAGTAACAATATAGCCTGTTCTGGCTGCACCATGATGGTCTGTTGTTGATATCTCAAGACCGGCTCCTGCTTCAAGAAGCTCAAGAAGATCATCACGCTCTGTTTGAGTTAAACGAACAAAGTCATATATGAACGTTTCAACAACAGGCCAATCCGAATCCTTAAATACCTTGACTACGCCGCCAGGAGTTCGCCTTTTGAGTCCTTGCGAAGAAAACCTTCGTGTATCCTCAAGATTCGGATTTGGCAAATCAACGTCATATGTACTGTATGAAATATTGAAGCTCAATTTAATCGCAACCTTCCTCTGCGGATTTCTCGACGCAGACCTTTTCCGATTGAAACTACATCAACTTTACTCGCATCCTGTGGGTGTAAATGAATATCTCCAACACTATATTGAACAGGCGCGCCACCATCGGCAAATCTCTGGATACCTGCGTTCATTGCAGTGAGTGTACTATAAAAACGTCTGGAAGCTGCCGGATTCATTACTGTTTCAGATGGTGAAATACGAGCCATTTGTGTATCAATACCATGACCTCCGGCTTGTCTATTTTCTGCCCCTTGTGGCCCTGCTAATCTTCTAACCATCTCTGGAAACAAATTCATAAGGTCTCGTGATTTGAGTCCAAGTGTTCTCGTTAAATCAATTGCTTCACTAAGCAATTTATTATATGCTTCCTGAAGCTTAACAGTCCGAACCTGAATCTCTTCATTCCTTTTAAGAACATTAAATTCTTCAGTAGCTTTAAGCCGTAAGATTTTTTGTTCAGTTGCCAATCTTAAATTTACTTGAGCAAGTTGCAGAGCTTCGGCTCCAAAACCTTCGACTCCAAGTGCCCTGGCAATTTTAAGCAATTCAGTTAATCCATGTTTCTGACCTCGCAATGCTGCTTCAAGAACACTGGCATCTTCGATATCAAGAAGTTCTAATTGTTGTTCAGCAAGTGCACTTGTTAAATCAGCTGCTCTCTTTTGAAGAGTCTTAAGTCTGAGTAATTTTTGATCTTCCTCTTTCTTTTCTCTCTCAGCAAATTTCGAAAGAATTTCTCTGAATGTAAATTGTTTCCTTAATACATTTTCAATAAAAAGCGCACCATTGCGAATTCGTTTTTGGCCCTGCTCCATTACATCATTAACTGCAAGAGCTTGAAATGCAAAAGATTGAACCATCTTATTCATCGCATCAAATTCTTTTTCTTGACCACGAATAGCTGCAGTTCTTGCTTTTTCTTGAGCAGTAATCAAAGCGGCTTGAAGAAAAGCAAATTTAGCAGCTTTTGTTGGCTCTACTCCAGCATCAGCTCCAGATAAACGACGTTCAATAACAGTTTGATCAATCGTACTACGAAGACCTCTGGCAAAATCTGCAGTACTTATAAGACTATCTAATCTTTTAATTTCATTTCTAATTTCTCTAATCTGTTTGCCAATAGCTTTTGCTGTTGCAGAACCAACTGATTTGACAAAATCTGTATATCCTTGATAGGCTTTTTTCTCAGCTTTAAGTGATAATTCAGTAATAGAAATTCTTCTTGCAAGTTGTTGAAAAACAATTCTATTAGCATCTTTTATAGCTTTGATTTGTTCATCGCGTTCTTTGGTAATTTGTTTAATTCGTTCTTTATGCCAATTTTCTTGATTTTCTAAAACTGTTGCATTTATGTCCTCAATACGTTTTAGCCACCGTTCAAAAAATATTTGAATAGCAACAGCAAATAGAAAAATACCACCAAAACGAGAAAAAACTAACCATGCTTTTTGAGATGTTGCAATAAATGTAATTAAAGCTTTAGTTGCAAGAAGAACTGCAGGAACCAACAAATTCGCCATGGTTTTTGTAAAAACTCTAACCGCAGAAGTCAATGTACCAAATCCACCTCTTATATTCTCAACATTTCTAAGAAACCTATCCCCAAGTTCAAGAAAGAAATTACTAATTTTATTGAGTTCAACCTCAAGACGTTTACCAGTATTCTCCATAATGATGGCTGTTCTCTCATTATAGGTCTCAGTTGATCTATTAATTTCTTCAAGATTCTCTTGATATCGTTTAAGTCCTTCACCTGCAAACAACATAGCACCAGTGATCGCTCGAATACGTCCAAATAATTCACCAAGTTCTGTTGATGATCCTTGTGATGCTTCTTCAATCTTGGCAAGTACACCGGCAAATCCAAAAGTTTGAATTGCAGCTTCACCAGATACCACACCCCATTCAGCAAACAACCGCTTCATGGCGTCTGTCGGTCTAATAAGTTTCAACAGCACATTTCTAATAAGGGTAGCTGCTTCGTTGTATTTCAAACCTTGGATAGTTGCAGAAGAAATTGCAGCTTGAAGTTCATTGAGTTGAATCCCAAGCTTCTCGGCAGGAACAGCAATACGACCAAAGGTATTGGCCATTTCTGATGCACGAACACGACCAAGTTCAATTGTCTTAAAAAATGATGCTGCAACTGCTTCGGTATCATCAACAGTAAGATTGAAAGCATTTAAAGTTGCGGTGAGTAGATTTACAGAATCAGCAGTACTTGCAACAGTTGTTACAGCAAATTGACTTGCTTCTGTCATAAATCGCAGAGCTTCAGTGCCTTCTGCTATTTGATTTGAAAGTGCCTGATAAGCACCTTCAACAGTATCAAGAATTGGCAAACCCCAGGCATCGGAAACAGCGAGTAATCCCTTACGCCATTCCTCAAATATCAGAGGTTGATTCTGTGAAATTGTTTGAACTTCTGCAATCCGTTTCTCAAGTTCAATAGTTGCAACAATACCATCACGAACTTGCCTAACAAAAAGGGAAACAGCTTGATGAAATAATTGAACAGCAAGTAAACGAATAAAACTTTTCCAGGAGATTGTTAACTCCTCGACACCTTTCCTCATCCTCCCTAAATCTTTGTTAGTTACATTTATTCTTTTATTAGCTGCAACAAAAGCAGCAGCTTCGGCATCTGCTTGTTGTCTAAATGCAACCGCAGTCTTTTTGGCTTGGGTTCCGAGAGCAGCTTGAGCTTTTCGAATTTTTATTAATTGATCACGAACACGACGTTGCGCGCCTGTATATGCAACAATGTCTCCGCGCGCCAACTCACCCCACATTTTTTTAATTTGAGCATGAGATACTCTATGTTGCTTTTGAAGTTCTTTGAGACGAGAGATAGAAGTCTTATAATCAAAGACCTCTCCAAAAGTGGCTCCACGTTTTTGAAATTCTCTTTGAGTAAGACCTTTCTGAACAAAGTCAGAACTTAACTTAATTTGCTTAGACTGCTGTGCAGCCTGCTTCTTCATTTCTGCGGTTGTTCGAACAGTCTGTCTGGCAACAGCTTTTTGCTGATTTACCAAATCACGATAAGAAGTATTGAGTTTTTTGTTCTCAGTAGCAAGCCGAGTAAGGGCTTTTGTCTGAGCATCAATCTTCTTCGTGAGAGCATCAGCTCCCTTATTTGCTTGAATCTGAGCTGTGGCGACTTGATTCCAACCCTTAATAATCTTACTCATTTCTTTAAGGATTGAAGTAAAATCAGCAGTTGCTTTAACGTTTTTTTCAGTTGGCATTATCTCTGTCCCGCCTTCTGTTTAAGATTGAGGGCATCCACCATTAGGGCATAAGGAAATCGATTATCAAATTCTTGATTAATATAAGCAGCCATAGCTTCAAGACCAAAATTTAAACTCTGCCACCCAGGTTCATGTAATGCATATTGATATACTTTGGTATTGAAAGTAAAAATCATCCTTGGTCTTTGAACTGTTCCAAATCTAAGCACATAAGCATTATGTCCAGCTTTAATACCTTCATCCATTGATCTTCTACGGGAACGATAATAACGTCCTGTCATAGTAGTAAAACCAGTTCTTGAACTATTCTTTACTCTGGCTCTAACTTCTGCCAATACACCGGTGCCAACTTGTTGCGCAACTGGTTGTAATGTCCCACCAGTCATACCAGTATCAACACCGATGTATTGAACAGTCGTCTTAACAAAGACGCGAACTGCTCCCTTCATAAGCAAGATCATTCGCTGATGATGAGTCTTATTGAATTTACCGATAGCTGCTTTGATACCAGTAATATCAACGTTTCCGTACTGGATTCTTGCTTTTTGTGCCATGCGTTGCCTTTAGAATCATTGCTTCATGTTCATCTTTCTCGATTTGACGAATCTGATCATAAGCAATTATATGCGCTTGGAACCAAGGATGCATTTCATCCCATTCTTTTGTAACCCCAGGTGGTAGGATAGACCATCGTTCACATGCTCGCCATATCGCATATTTCTCTGTGCGATACTTTGGTATTAGGAACTTTCTTGAGCCTCCTGGGGAGTGGCTAAAAAACTTTTCGTTGCAGCGTCAATCTTAGTCTGATCAAGACCCTGCACTTCTGAATACACTTGAAGAAGTTTGAGTCTTTCAGCTTCTGTCAAACCAGCTTCAAGTAGTTCTTCACCATAATTTTCCCATGTATCTGGATCACTCATATCCACAGTATCCCATTCAAGATCATCCGTGGCTTCAATTGATTTCAGATACATGTAGTGTGTTTTTTTCATAGCCCAATCGTCAAGTGCTTCACGATATTCTTTACTTTCAACATCAAGAATACGGGCGCCACCTGGCTTTAATACTTCCTTCGGCTCAGGAATTGGACACAATTTATCAAAATTGTCCATTTCTAACACAGCAGCAAATTTAAAAACTAAATTCTCACCTTGTTGTCTTGGCAGGACAACAACTCTTTCCTGTGGGCCTTCTAACTTTTTCCCTTTAAGTTTCATTTTTCCTCCAACCCTATTTATACCCCAATAGGTAGGGTAGAAGGGGCGGATTAACTCCGCCCCTATTTGAATGATTCCTAAAATCACGACTTATTGTGCTGATCGAACAGCCGTGGCCTTTGTCACATTACAACGCCCAGAACAACTGATGGTTCCCTCGCGAAGATCGTGGTCAAGGGTCTCATAGCGGAAATCACTGAACGTAATGACTTCACCATCGCCACAAGCAGACGGTACAGGCAGATATGTGATTTCGACATCAACCGCATACGGACGACAAGCATCCGAGTCAGTTGATACCCAGTCAGCTGCCTCACCAATTCCCTTTAACGCTTCTTCCACCGTTGGAGTGCTACTGCCGGTTGAACCAACAATATATTCCCATTGGAAGTCGAAGTTGAGATCAAGCGGTACCTGATCCCCTTCACGAACATCATCGAGAAGACCACGATCGAGAATGTATTCAATCGTTTTGTTCTCGGAGTAGGTTAAATTGCCTTCACCGATCTTGACCTCGATGCTCTCTTGAACTGCTGTCAAAGCAATCTTGAGATAGTCAGCAGCCAGAGCGTCAGGATCGCCATCACCAGGAAGCTTGATGTACATTGTACTTGCTCCGAGGGTGTCTTGATCACCCCACGCCCATTCATTCTCAACGAGAGCGCCAAGGGTTCCCTCTTGCAATGTAATGTCAACACCACCAAGCTCAACGTGCACAGGTTTGGACGTCATGGCGGCTCCGGTGTAATACGCCTCACCTGGAGTCGTCGGAGAGTCTGTCCATTCCGAAGCACCACCGGCAACAGATACTAACGCACCAATTGATCCATCCTTAATTGTGATGGTTGCATATTTGAGGTCAATGGTCGCGAAGACGGGTGTCCAGATTCTTGGAAAATTGTGCATGGTTGTCTCCTTTAACCAGTTAATTGGATTTCGTAATGTCCTTCAACAGTGGCTTGCATCAACTGTTTGTCAGGATCGATTTGGCCAAAGTGGCTTATTACCAGAAACTCCCTATTCTGACGATCTTGAATTAGATCAAGGCAACCGATCAAGGAATCATCATCATCTACCCCATTGCCATACTTAAAAACTTGAATTCCTGGGGCAAACCCTGTCGCGACTGCTCCAACCATTCTATGAATCTTATGAAAATCTTTTTCGTCAATTGCAGCTTGAACAAGAAGATTAATTTCAATCTTTAACTTGTACTCAGTTTTACTGATCTGCAAAAAATACGGGCCGTCCATTCGAACCTCAATGAGGTCAGTTTGGAAATCCTCGGCCGAACGCTTTTGACCTTCATAAAAAATTTCATAGGCATCCAAGTTACCATCAAAATGCTTTGTAACCGATGCAAATACCCATCTTGGCCAGTTCTCATTCATTGACTTTATCCACACTTGAGATTGTTGTTACTGTCAGAATGTATCCCTTCTTCTCTGCCGTATCATTAATAGATTTTACGGCATGAACTTTATCACTAAAAACTAATTCATCATTCTCAGCAATAATGAAAGTCGATGGGACGTCCTTACCATCAAGAATAACAAGCCGTGTTGAAGAACCAAACAGTCCGCCGTAGGTGAAATTTTTATTCGCAGCTATATAGGCAAGATCATAAGCAAAGTTTGGAATAAGCTTCTCAGGTAAAACAATTCCCCGTTTGATCTTAACTTGGGCATATTCCCGAGATACACTACCGGTTTCAAGATCAGTTCTATCTTTGATCAAACGACGTAAAACAACAAGAACGCCATAATTTCGTTTCAACCGATAGATAATATTACTTATTTGCCTTAAGTTGTTCATTAATTCCACCTCTGATTTGAAAAATCAGCTTAGCTGAGCAGCGGGATACCCAGGTCGGTGTTCAGAACCTTGATGCCACACAGCATATCGACGGTCACCAAATGACCTTGCTTCACACCATCATATGTCATAACAACGCGAATGGACAGCCCGTTATAGCTTGCAACGGACGCGAGCGCACCGGTTCCGGCTGCTGGAGCTGCCAGAGGACGGGTCACAAGGGCGATTGCTTCGGGATGAAAGCAGAAGCTATAATTACCCGATGGCCCAAGGCCGACGATATCATCGTTGTCCACGGCTACCCTGACAGGTACTTCTGGCAGGACTAACGTGGTGGTTGCGCCCGGCATAACGGCATACGCACTTTCGGACGTAAAGGCTGCCGGAGTGGTCGCATCATCAAAACTCATGAGCTGACCGGTTTCGGGAGCGACGGTGATATCATCAACAACGACTTCCTTATACCAGTCGGCTGCATAACCGGCACCGAGGTTGATGTTTCCGGGCACATAAATGGTAACAACTGCGGTACTGACACAAGCATCTCTCAAGCCCGGGGAAATGGTAATTGTTTCGGCGGCATTATCCACAGAGATAATCTTCTGTGGTGTCATATCACCGGCAACGGTTAACCATCCACCAACATGGGGATCATGCTCAGCGGCAAAAGCCGTAACAGCGAGAACTGTTTCACCAATGGGTTCATTGGCGGTCAAAGCTGTCGCATAGACTTCACGCTCAGAGCTGATGAATGGAGCATTTTGTGCCATAATCCAGTTGGTTCCATACAAGAAACCCAGGGAACCGGTTCTAATGGCGGTGCCATCATCACCAATACGGTTGGCATCCGTAAACTTATCAATCTTGGATGCCTGACCTTTGGCCTGCGGGGTCAGAAGTCCCCAACGTTGGCCGGGCGGTACATGAAGCGTGTTAAACTTGGTCTCAATATCGACAACGGTGTCTTCATCCAGAGCGACACCTAACTGACCCACGGCATTGTCGAGGAAATTGTAGACCTGGCCGAGAACCATCACGTCCATGGCCTGATTGATTGATTCCAAGGCCGGAATCAAATACATATCCCGCAGGGATTTGAAGGACTTGGATTCCTCACCATCTTTGATGATGAATGAGGTATACAGATGTTGATTCAATGGCACCGGAATGTTGTCCGCGACTGCCGCTTGAGTCACAACATCATCGTCATAGCCCTTCCGTTTGGCCTGGAATTTGCGCGGACGATGCGCGTTTACGATATCGCCGAATTGCGCGATTTCGTCTTCAAAGTCTCGATAGACGAGGCCGGCTGCAACTGCGTTGGCTTCGAGAACCATCAAGGCTTCCTGTGCCCATACCTCGGGGATAAGGGCGTCAATGTCATTACCGTCAAAGACGGGTGTCCAGATTTTTCCGAAATAAAATTTCATGGTTGTTTTTTCCTCCTGCTTAGTTTCCAATCGGTATGGCACCTTCTTTACGTGCCTTCCGGTAAGCAGCGGGGTCTTTAGCGGTTTCACGGACGTCAATATCGCCCGAAGCTGATCTTCTAAATTTGCCTTGACCACCCTCACCGTCAGCACTAAATAAATTCAGGTGCTCGTCCATTTCTGACATTCTCTTGACAACGTCCGAAGGTGTAAGCGTCAAGGCTACATCTTTGCCCTTGTCGTCCTTATCTTTCCAGGAGACCATTGGGACAAGTTGCCCTGTCGGCTTTCCTTTCGGGTCTAACTCCTCTGTAAGAGTGGTGATGGGCTGTAATATTGCAATAACTTGAGCAGGATTGCCAGCCTTGTTGGCGACCGCAGCTTGTGTTAAGCTGTTACTGATCGTCGACTTGGTATACCGTCCTTGCCATAAATCCCTCTCGCCTGTGAGAGTTTCAACTTCTTTGACATGCGCTTTTTGAGCTTTCTTAAGCGCTTCCTCGGTTGTTGCTTCTTTTGTTTCCAGAAGTTTCCGAGTTTCTGTAATCTGTTTCTCAAGGTCAACACGCTCCTGACCGGACAAATTAGATTTTTTCTGGAGAGCTTCCAATTCATCCAAAGTCTTTTGATGAGCGGTTTGATGTTTCTTTTTGTCTTCGGATAGAAAGCCGTTGACTTGATCCTGAGTAAACAGATTTGACGAATCAGCTGCTTTCTTTGCCGCGTCAAGCATAAGCTTGGCATTTTTGGCTGCATCTGATTCCTTATCCTCGATGCTGTCATAATATTTTTGGGCAGCTTTCACCGCAGCATCATCATCAAATACCGGTAACCAAATTTTCCCTAAGTATAACTTTTTCATAATTTCCTCCATTACACCCTACTAAGTTGAATTACTTTGGATACATCAAGATACGGCTTGATAAGTCGCCATGCAGTTATGCTGACGATGCCGGATTCAATATGTTCCATGCTAATGCCGCGATTGTAGGTTGACCGAACATTAGCGTACCCCTGTTGCACCATTGACAAATTTTCAAATTCCATCTCAGGATTCACACCATCCAATAACGCATATGCATTTTCACAAATCGCGTCTTTAATATCTTGTGGTGTTTCATCAAAATCCATAAGAGCTAAAGCTTCAACGGCTTTAGTGGACATAACAAGAGCTTTCTGCTTGTCCAAATCTTCTGCATCATCCCATGGATCAGCGAATAGACGAAATGAAAAATATGCATCGCCTTCTTCAACTGTGACAAGTGAACCGCCATCAGTTGCAAGAGTTGATCCTGTAAGCTGTCCAGCGACATAATTAAAAGTAGAAGCTGGATATTCGACGTTAATAGAGTAATCATACGTCAGATCATATTCAGGATCATCAAACTCGTATTCATACTGCCCGACTCCGACACGAACCATCTCGTAACCATCAGAAACAACAATAGCATCATTGTCACTTCTTTTGATTCCATATTTGTGTCCTGCATCATCAAAAATAACCGATACAGCATCGGTCGGGATTCCACCAACCTCATGGGTGTATTCTAATTTACTCATCAGTATTACCTTCTCCTCGGCCGTCCTTATTTTGCTTATCAAGGGCAGCGTCGCCGGGTTGTTGTAGATCAGGTGCGCCACGATTACTGACAGACTTTTGAGCAGCTACAATAGCAGCAGCACGTTCAGCATGATCTTTTTTAGCTTGATCCACTTCGTTTTCGGGATAGCCCATTGCCTTGCTTGCTGTCTTAGACGACACCAAGCCTTCTTTATGATCTTCACGGATTGTTTCATGATCTGTTACAAGAACTTCTGCAGAGTCAATTTCACTATGCATCTTTTCTAAATCAACAGAAGAAACTTTCTGCTCCATTGTAACAGTAACAATTTCTTTAGAAAGTTCTCGTTGATAAGTTTGAGAAGGAACAGTTTCCTTAAGCTTTGTTAATTCTGAGGCTTCTTTTCGACGATCCCCATCCGTTTTCAAACTGTAATCCTTGGGATATTTAATCTCAGCAATTTCAGAATGCTGATAATCAGCCCAAATAGAAGCAATATGTCTTTCAAGTTTCTCAAGTTCAAGACCAATATTTGATAGCCCTGCTTCAAGACCTTTAACATCTAATTCTCTTGAAGGTTCTGAACCAGAAGGTCTTTCAAGATTTGATAATGAAAGGTTCACAAGCTTTCGAATATCTTGTTTCAATTTAGCTTGTTTTTCCATACTCACTCGAAGAGGCTCTCCAGAAGGATGAATAAATCCTGGTCGTTCAAAACCCTTCGGGTATGCACGACCTTTTGTCACACCGACTTTAATATCCGGATTTCCCGAATCAGTGACATTCTCTCTTTTAGGCTGTCCATCTTCCTCTGCCGTTGTAACAATCGATTTGACATTTTTCATTCGAGGATCGAACTGCTCCGTATAGAATGGAAAATTTGACTGAAGCGAATATGCAATGTCTGAACTTTCAAGATTCAATAATGCAATTTGATAATCGGCAACATCTGTCAACAGGCTTTGAGACAATTGTCCAAGAGCAAAAGGTATTTGCCCAAGATTCATTATAGCCTGCTGACCCTCTTTAATCCCATTTTTATCATACATTTGAAAAGTTACACCAGCTTCTACTAATTGAAGATGCCGATATTTTTCAACAATCCCTGTAACTAATCCAGTAGTTTCATCAATTTCTTCAACATAGTCACGAAGAAGTAAAGAAATTAATATGTTACTTTTAATTGTCCAAGACCGAATATCCTCTGCCGGATAATAATAAATATAAGGTCGTATCCCTTGGATATTGGCTTTAGTTGCTTGATCAGGCATAGGAAATTTATCAACATATATCCCAACTTTTCCCATTGAAATTAATTCAGGAAGAGTGAGAGTCCCAATAAAATTAGTCATTGTCCGACCTTCCAAATCTACTCCACCCTCAAGACCTTTAATCGCATCTTGATATGTTTGATCACCCTCACTTCGGGTAATATCAAACATGCGTTGGTAGATTGAATTTTTAATATCAATCAACGCAGCTTTGGCATGAGCAGGACAATAAGAGATTAGCTTCCGATTTGAAAAATCAGTAACATCCTCTCTCAAACTAAATTTCTTGAGATACTTATTGACGAAAGCTTTTCCGCCAACATATGTCTCTCTAAATTTAAGCCAATCCGCTGTTGCAGAAGCGTAATCAGGGTGTGTAATTTCAGCGGGCGTCTTTGCTTTTGCAAAAATAGGAATCCATGTTTTCATAATACTTTCCCTATATCGTAAGACATTGTTATTTGAGCTGCCAGTGGCAGAGCAAGTTCAGCATAATTTCGAGAGTGGGCAAAATGGTCGTCCTCATTTCCTGTAACATATCGACCAATAGGATTACCATACCCATCTTTTTCATACACACGTACTGGAGCTTTAATATGGTTTTTATACTCATATGATAAATCAATAGGTAATCTAATTCTATTCGTATGGAATCTTGAGAAACTCATATCAAGCCATGAGGTTCTATCAACTGTCATTGTATGTTCTTCTTCAGCATGAAGATGAATCTGTTTTGAAGCTCCAATATTATTACCATAGTAACAAAGTCGTGCATGTCCCCAATGTCTTTGTGCAAACTCAAGAGCTTTTCTTTTCTCGGGGTGTGCATCAATAATACAGAACATTATGCCAAATCGTTGCATTAACTTATCAAGTTCTCCAAAATGTAAAACTTTACCTTCATAGATTAATTTTGCAACTGCTGTTAAATTTATATCAAGGGCTAAATCGTCCTTGTCAAAGAACCATTGATCAATTTCATAATGCAACCATTTGCCAACATCAACACCCATTGTCAATAATGCATTCGGCGGAGGAGTTACTGCTTTCTTAAAATCACCGGTGCAATTCTCAATCGCCTTATCTGTGACTCTTGCACCCTCAACAATATGTGTTGTTCCTAATTTTGAATTATAAAATTCTTGTTCATCTGATGGATTAGTTTGAGCCTTTAAAAATAACTCACCAATTTTCCAAGGCTTAACCGTCATTGAATATAATTGATTAATATGATAACCGGAAACGTACCTATCAGTAAATGACGGAACCCATTTTGCATTATCAAATCCAAGCCAATCAACTTTGGCTTCATGAACTAATGTACCTTTACATTCTTTACAAACTAAATAACTTTCATGTAATCTTGGATCAGTTACATCATCTGCTGTAATTACTACACATTCTGGAAATTTCAAATATGTATATTTCGAACAACAAGGACACTTAAACATATAGTAATTTTGAGAGCTGATTATAAAATCAGAGTTAATTCCAAACTTATCAATTGTTGGTGTCGAAATTTGAAACGCTTGTTCTTTAAGCTGCCCTGACATTCTTTCAAATATCATTGCAACATTCTCTTGCACCATTTCATCTTTTTCATCAACAATTACAAGAGCAACAGGAATTGACTTTAACTGTGATCGTGATCTTGATCCTCTTATATAAAGGTTCGCGTTACCCGCGCGCTTATGGCCAATATTTTTTACATCTGTAAAAAGGTTAGTAAGATGGTGACTCATTTCAAGCGCAGGATCAAAACGAGCAGTACTAAAATCATTAGCATCTGGCGTATTCGCCGGTAATACATATAAGACTGATTCTCCTTCAAGATCA